TGGCTTCTCTGGTGATGATCTCGCCACAGCCGTGGCGATTGCCTTGGCGGAGAGCGAAGGGAATCCACAGGCCTATAATCCCGAGAAAGCGGCTGGGGCGGCGCAAGGGCAGGGTTCGTTCGGTTTGTGGCAAATCTATCTGAGCAAGCATCCCGAATTTTCAGCGCTCGACCTGCTCGATCCGCAGACGAATGCGGGAGCAGCTTTCGCGATCTACTCCGGTGCCGGTAACTCATTTCGCCCCTGGGCTACTTACACTAACCACGCCTACCTGACGTACATGGGTGCAGTCACGAGTTTTTTGAATGCGAGCACATCCGCGCCGGATGTGACCCCGGCCGATATGAGCACGAGTGATCAAAGTGCGCCGATGATTGCACCAGATACAGGGCAGCTTGTGTTGCTGATGGCGGGCGGGGCGCTTGCGCTTTGGCTTCTGATGCGGGTTTTCAACGGATAGTACTGACTTCCGTAAGAGAAGGAGATTTACGCGACACACGAAACTGTTTCTCTTGGCCGCGATCCTCCTGTTCGCGAGCAGTGCCTGGGCGCAGTTCACCACCGTCACGGGCACAGTCGTCGATCCGAATGGTCTGGCCTATGCGAATGGCACCATCACCCCGAGTCTCGTCACTACGGCCTCTCCAACCCTGAACGGACTTGCGTACACTCCACCCACGCAACCTGTAGGCCTGAATCTTGCCGGATCGTTTACTATGCGGCTCGCCGACAACACCGTCTTGCTGCCCGGCGGCACCACGTGGAACTTCCTGGTGTGTTCAGCCGCAGGCACCGTGCAGCCGGCGGGCGGAAAAGGACCAGTCTGTTTTACGGTTTCCGGTCTCACCATCTCCGGTACTTCGCAAAATATCTCCTCTCAACTCAATGCAGGTGCCGGGCTGCTGAGCGGCGGTTGCATAGCCGCCAATGGGAACGTAAGTTGCCCTACTCTCACCTTGACTCCTGTGGCAACCATTCAAGACACATCGGGCAACACGTTGCAGTTCAGCGGCGCCAATGGAATCAGTATCGGAGATTTTACCGGAGCTGATTTCAACATCTTCGACATCGGCAATGCTGGCACGCTGTGCATGGTGAATGGCACCGCCTGCTCTTTCCTATCACAAGGGGCGATACTATCGACTGCTGGCGTCGTTGTGATCAACAGTCAGCTGCAAACCATTGTTAAGGCCAGCAACGGCGTGTTCATTCTCAACTTAACCGAGAACGCGCCTGATTCCATTTTTAGCGCGCAACCAAGCATCAGCGGCGTCACCACTGGCGTCGCTCCTGGCTTGGGAGTTCCGGTAACCGTGGCTGCGGTAACTTTCAGCGGCAAAACCACCGCCTTGCCCACCACAACGGCATTCACTACCGGCTCCGCGACGGCCAGCTATCGTATCTCCGCCAATGTCTTTTGCGATACCACGGTAAGCACGGCGACCGCAACGCTCACGGTGACTTACACAGCATCGTCGAATACGGCTATAGTTAGTACGGGTAGCGGAGCGCTCTGTACAACGCTCGGAGCAGCCTCGCAGCAAATTATCAGCCTGCCCAACGTGCGCGTCAAAAACGGCACCAACATCACATGGGCTATCGCCATAGCCAACAGCCCCAACTACGATGCGTCCATTGTCGTAGAGCAGTTAACCACGAACTAACGCGGCTAGTGCGGTGGCACGATTCGGCTGGGGTCCTCGATTGCGTGGGGCACGACGAGCGTGTTCGTGCCGAGCACCTTGCGGCACTCCAGATTGGGACAGTAGATGCAGAGCGTGATGGCGATGCCGACCGAGACCTGCTTGCTCCACTGGTAGGCACCCACTTCGAGCAGATCCTGGTCACAGTGCGGGCAGCGGGGCGGCTGCACGTTGGTTGCGGGCTGGTATTTATTCGGAGTGCTCATGCTCTTGGTCGAACTCTCGCACAATCTCCCGCGCGCTGTCTACTGATTCTTCGCCACGGGCGATTGCCTGAGCGTGCACCGCCGAGGTCATCCATGCCGGCTGCACGTAGGTGTGGTACATCTCCTGATCGAAGCAGGCGATGAATTCTCCCTTGCCCAGCGTGGCGATGTCGGCCGCGCGCGGTCGGGGATAGATGTTGTCCGGGATGGCGTCGAGTGTTTTTTCAATCTCCGACCGGAGGCGCTGCACGCCAAAGAGCCACACCCGAATCTGACTCAGCAGCACAGCACTGATCCCGGAAATGTTTTGCGAGTCAATCCAGAGGAAGTTTTCGAGCGCGGCGCCCTGGCGAATGTACTCCTCCGCGGCGTCGCGCACGGGTGAGCGGCGCTGTGCCGGTGCAAACATCCAAGCCTCTGGCAGTGCAACGACCGTTTTTTCGCCCTGCTGGTGCACCCAGCGAATCACCGAGCGGATGATCAGTGATTTGATGTGGAACTCGTAGCGCTCCAGGTCGATCACGTTCAAGCCGCGTTCCAGTTCAATCGAGCCGGACCGAGTCTTCAGCTTGGCGATTTCCTCGATCGCGGTCTGGAGATCGTCCTGGATCTCGCCAAAGATCAACTCGCGCTGGCCACTGGCCTTGGTGAGCGCCAGGCCGATATTCTTCAAAACATCGTCAATCGTTTCTGGCTTGGGCCACTCGACGAAACTCTTGCCACGGCCGGACTGCCCAGCACGGCACACCGAGCGCAAGCACTGGCGCTGGAACTTGTCCCACTTCTCTTCGGTGAGCGCTTCGCAGAGCGAGCGCACGGTTCGCCAGTCAATGTGATCTTCGTAGTAGGGCTGGAGCTCATGCGCGAAACGGAAGGCACCCTCACCGCGCTTGGTGAGGAAGGCGACGCACTTCATTCCGGAGCGGACGGCACAGGCCTCCAGGGCAGTTGTCTTTCCGGCTCTTTGCGTTTGCCCGACAATTACCATGTGGCCCGCGGGGATCCGGACTTGGGCACCTGATCCGATCTCGAAGCCGAGGGGGATCACGAAGCCTCCACGGTCTGGTCTGACACCACAGGGGCAGGATCGGCAAGGTCGTCTCCTAAAAGATCAAAGAGGTTTGGTGTGGCCATCTGGCGTTCCATCGCTTCGCAGTAAAAGCACGCATCCCGAAAATATTGTGGCGAGAGTTCAACTCCAAGGCCTCGGCCCATGTGCTGGCGAATCAACCGAGCGATTTCAAGCTGAATGAAGGTCTTTCCGAGTCCAAAGGCTTCGAAGATGCCGGCGCAACCGCGGTGCACTGCCCAGCGGACGGTGCCGGCCTGGTGAGGCTTCAGAAGTGGATTGATAGCGCTGGCCTCGATTGCAATGCCGCGCTCTGGCGCCGTGACCATCTTGGACCGGAGAAACTCTTCGTAAGCTGATATTCCCATGGTTTAGAATGCACGCCTTCTGAGCTAGTTTCCCCGCTCGGTTAACTCCTTATTGTGCAGGCTCGTTTTCCACTGTTTTTTGCACAGGTTTTTGGACTCCCGCCAATCTGGCGAGGCGCTTGGCGGTTGATACCGAAACCCCATGGGCCTTCGCAATGGCGCTCCAGCGGGCTCCTGCGCGTCGCTGCGATAGGATTTTGGAGCTGTCAGCGATGCGCCGCGGCCGTCCCAGCCTGACGCCTTTGGCGCGAGCATTGGCCACTCCGGACCGCACGCGCTCGCGGATCAGTTCACGCTCAAACTCCGCGAGTGCCGCGAAGATGTGGAAGGCGAATTTTCCCATGGGCGTCGTGGTGTCGATCGCCTCGTGGAGCGATATAAACTGCACGCCGGCCGCTTGAAACTCGGTTAGGGCATCCACCAGGTGCCGAACAGATCGCGCGAACCGATCAAAGCGATAGACCATCACCACGTCGCATTGGCCGCGGCGCACCAGGTCCATCATGCGATCGAGCCCGGGCCGCTTCTGTTTCGCGCCACTGATTGAGTCGGTGAAAAGCTCGTAACCCCAATTTCGATGCTCGGCGGCTTCGCGCATCTCGCGCAACTGCATTCCGGTATCCTGTTCGCCTGTACTGACGCGGGCATAGAGAAAGGCCTTCACAGTTCCACCTCTGGATCGAGCCCCAGGGCCGCCAGGTATTCCTCCGGGATGTACTTGTGCTTGCGCTGGCGCTTGGCGAAGTTGCGTAGCTTGTCGTTGTAAGGCCACAGGTCGGGGCGGTTGGGCAGGCCCACCTCGGCAACGAGCTGTTCAAAGGCAGTCGGATGCGGCTGCGCATGTGGCATGGAACGGGTTGCGAGACCACCCGAGGCCCAGTTCACGGCTGCACCGGTCCAGCTCCGTTGTGGCCGTGCGGGAAAGCGGTGCGCTTGTCCGGCAGGATGGCAGCCTGGCTGGCCAGCGCTTTCTTGGTGCGGCGCACGTGATGGGTCCGCGCGCGCTCCTCGGTGGAGGTTTCGGCTACAACTGAAGCCGTGACCTTAATCCCCGCTCGATCGAGCGCGCCAGCGTTCACCTGGTCAACCGCGGACTGGCAAACTGTGGCGATTGTTTCGTCAGATACCGCCGGCTGCGCAAAGAGGGGTGCGCTGCGCTTTACGAGTAGCGCTTGGGCGAATTCCTCCAGGTCGGCCTTGTAGCATCCATGCCGGCGTACGACGTCGCGGAATTCCTCAATGTCATGCTTCCGGGTGCGCCAGACGAAGCGATCGCGCTCATCGCGCTTCGGGAATCCGTCTTTATCTCGCGCAGCGTCGGCGTGGCAGAGTTCATGGTCTATCAGCGCGTGCTTTTTCTCGGGTGTGAATGCGTCGTCAAGCCAAACCTCGCGGTTGAGCAGGATCACGTAATCAAACTCATGGAATTCCCGCTGCAGGTCGGTGATCTTCACGCATTTGCCCAGCACAAGGTGGCCGTCGCGGTCGCGCTTCAATTTCTTGCGCCAGGCGAGCGCGATGCGGGCCTTCGCCAGATCGGGATGGTGCGCCTCGCGGATCGTGCGCAAGATCCGGTAGGGCTCGGGCTCGTGCGTGCCGTCCATGGGCGGAATTAGTTCGAAGTTGATGGGTTTGGGCTTTGGCGGCTTCAGTCCTTTCATGCGGTGCGCTCCTTTCGCGGCTCGATTGCGGCTTGTTTGCGAACGTCCTGCTCGGCTCGGTACTCGGCTGTCTGCCGGGACAGGTTCCCCATGAATTCAATGATTCCGGCCCGCTCCTCAAAGCGCTCGCGCCACAGGGCTGGCCAATCGGCGACTTTGAGGGGAAGGTTCACGTGACTTTCAGATCAAGACTGACCTTGTGAACCTTCACCAGTCGGTATTCGCCGACATAGACCGTCTCGCCTTTTTCGGCTAAGACTTCGATGTGTTCGTGCGCTTCGAGCCACGGATCATCGGTGTTGTTCCATTCATACTTGGCGTGAAGTGTTTGCGGTAAGACTCGCCCATGTTGCGCAATGATGCGGTCTGCTGTTGTGCCTTTTATGTCTCTAACTTTCATACTGCCCTCCTGATCACTTCGAGTAGAAAATCCACGTCGCGTGTACTGACCATGAATCCGTTACGTCGGTCCTTGCGAATCCGCGCCAGCTTCTTCTGCTCGGACTCGGTTAGAAAATTGCAGGCCGGGATGACGTCGGGCATGGCATTCTGAGCAACTCCAGATTGTTCCCGCCTCGGTGTCGTCGCGGTTGGCTCCGTGGTTGACGTGCGAAAGTTCTCCGTGTCCGATTCCGTCCCACGGTGCAAACCATCCGCATCGCTTCCCGTTTCTTTCTTCTTCACAGCGTCCCTCCGCCCGGTTGTAGACTTGCCGGCGCAAGTCGGTCTTGTCGGCGCCCTTCAAGATCACGCGGCCGGTTCTCCAGAGCACGCGACTGCGCGGATCCTTGAATCCATGGCCCTGGTCGCGGTGCTCGCGCGGCTTGGCGTGGCGGTTCAGCCAGGAGCGACGGAGTGGGCGGCGGGGCTTCATTGAATTCGCCAGCACCTCACTTCGGTATCACTTATGCTTCTGCAGATGAATCGTGTCCCTGGATGGGTCGTCATATAACTTTGCTTGGCTGCGAAAACCTTATTAGCCTCCAATCCCTCAACTAAGAAACTGTCTCCTACTTCCATGTCCTGGAAGGGCCATTTACTTGCTTTTGCCTTTGGTCGGAGGTCGCGTGGCGGCGGGATGTTTTTTTCGATTTTCATAGAAAGAGCCAATCCGCGCACTTCACCTGGCCGGGCTGCGGGTACTCCACGAATCCCAGCGTGCGCATTCTTCCGAGATAGTTACGGAATCCGCCAGAGGTGGGCTCGAGCCCGATCTGATTTGCCAGAAAATCCTTTTCCATTGCATCGCGACTTCGGTGCAACTCGTCCAGCATGCGCGCCTCTGTACCTCCAAGCACTCGCTTGGCACGTTCGAGCATCTCTCGGGATGTGGTAGGCATGTCGCCTGGCTGTGCCGCAGCTCGTCCGGCATTGGTGAGCGCGACAAGTCCTGGCTGTGGATAGTGGATTAGGCCGGCGGTGCGCAGCGCTCCGAGATAATTCCGGTATCCGCCAGAAGTCGGCGCCAACTCGGACCATGCGGCGAGCTGCTCTTTGCGGATATTTTCACTGCCTGTGCAGGCGATCAATTCCGCCAACCGGTTCACGATGCGCAACTCGGCGCGACTCACGTCGGCGTCGCCATTCTTTGGCGTGAAAAGGTCTGGCGAAACTAACGCCGTCGGGCGGCGCGGCGGTGTCGCGGGCACGGGTGGCAGATCGCGTGGTGTCGTGATAGCAACATTTGTGGCTATGGGAATTTCGCCGATCTCCTGCAGTCCGACCTGTAAAGTATTTCCCACGGTAACGAGGTCGCCAATTGCTTTCCCGATGAGGCGATTAAGGCGCTGCTTTAGGTTCGTGAGTTGCTTTAGCAGTGGCTCTGTTGCTGTTTTCACGGCGCGCTCGACGAGCGCCCGCGGATCAGCCATAACCTTGGTTGCCGTGGTTGGAATAGTTTTTATTCCGGTCTGACTAGCCTTCAATTCTTTACGTAGATCGCGCACCGTCTTTTCCAGGTCGGCGATGCTGCGCGCTTTGTTCTCCGCCTCTTTGGGCAGGTCGGAGAGTTGGGGCAGGAACTTCGCGACTTCTGCCGGCATGGGCGGGGCTGTTTCATTCTTTGCGGCCTTTCCGCTCTCCGGGTGCTTGGTTTGCACATCACCCACCATCACGAGGGTTCGCTCGGTGGTGATGGCGCGGCCGAAGGCGTAGAACTGACCGGGGTTCAACATCCGGAGCGACGTGCGGAAATCTTGCTTGTCTTCGCGCGATACACTCATCAGGTCCGCGGCGCGGTCCACGTCCACGTCTTCGATCGTCATGCCCACCAGGCGATTGAAAAACTCAGCGCTTGCGTCTTTGTCCAGCTTCGCCAGGCGCTGCGTGGCCCAGATCGGGCAGAATCCACGCTTGCGACCGGTCGTGGAAAGCCCGATCATGGCTTCCTTGCACCCGCCAATGATTTCGCGCTCGATCATACTTGCGGCTTTCGGGGTCTCTTGCGGGCAGAATTTGTGTGCCTCGTCCACGATCACGACAAGGGGATGCCAGAGCGAGCGCGGCGCATCCAGAAGCGCGTTTAAGAATTGCCGGACCCACTGCCGGCGGTCCATCGGTCGGGAGCGGAAGGCTTCATACAGGTCACAGATCGCAGAGGCTTTCAGCTGGAGAAAGCGCTCGGCGAGCATCACGGCTGAGCGGATATCGCAGGGCGTCTCTCCGCCTTCGCCTACCAGCACGTAAGGGAACTTCTCGCGGAGGGTATAAAACTCACCTTCCGGATCCACGATGATGGTCTGCACGTGGCCGCAGAACTGCTCGGCTAGGCGACGCAGCAACCAAGACTTTCCGCCTCCCGAGTTGGCCTGAATGAGGAGGCGGCTCGGGATGAGCAAGTCCAGGTCAATCTTGAGCGGCTTGCCGGCTGCGTCGCCGATGGTGATCTTGCTCATGCGCTCACGCTGTTGACTTTCTGGCTAGGGAACTCGCGCACGCGCAGGTGCTCGGGCCACTCGGCGGGATCTCCGCCCTTGCGGTCATGCTGGCGAATGTCCTCCATTCCGCAATCGGGGTGCGTGCAGCTTTCGTCTCGGCAAGAATGTACCTGTGGCCGGCTGCCTGTCTGCTTCATAAAGAACGGGACGCCAGCAGCCCGACACTGAGCGAGCAGCGATTCCGCCCAGGCGAGATTGAATGGGCGGGCGCCGGGACCAGATTCGCCGCCACAGATCACCCAGTCGATGCCTGGAATCGGCGGGTCGCAACCACAACCATCAAAACCTCGCAGGGTAGAGATTTCACCCACTTCCGGCGTGTCGATAGCCAAGCAGATATTCTCAAGCTGCGGTTCGATGCTGAGGAAGCGCACAGTCGCAGGCGTGTCCTGTAGGAGCGGTGCGCGTTCATCGTGGCGCTGCTGGTCTTCGATGGAGACGCCCAGCCAGATATTCCAGATTGGAAATTTGCAGTGCAACTCATCATGCATGCGCTGGGCGCGCTTCGTTAGAACTTGGAACGTGTGCCAGTCCGCGCGACGCATCACGTCCCAGACCTGCTTTATGAACTCGATCGGGATGGCCTCGTGCCAGAGATCGAACATATCTCCCACAAAGATGGTGCACGACTTCTTCTGTTGCAGCGGCTCCTGCAGGATGCGCTCGTCCATAAAGAAGGAGATCTTCTCCAGGTTGGGCACGGTGAATTCCAGCCCGTTGCCGAAGCGCTTGTTGATAGTTGAGGCGTAGCAGTGCTGGCAGCCTGGGCTGATCCTGGTACAGAACGTGCCTGAGCGCGCCTTGGAGGATGCGCCCTTAAGTCTGGCCCTGATCGGATTCCAGGTCATCCCGCCCGCCGCGCCTCGCGTCTCAGGTCTGTGCGTCCATTCGATTGAAGTCTTGTTCATGCTCTCACCATCCGTTTCGCTCGGGCCTGACAGAACGGGCAGAAAAACTCGTAACTGCGTCCGGTTTTCACTGCCTTCCAACCAATCGCGGCGGAGGCGCGGAGTGTCATGTCTCGTTTTGACTCGCGCAGTCTGATCTCAATCTGCGCGCCACAATCACCGTCACATTCCATCGTGTGCGTCCAGCAACTTTTCGACATCGTTTCTCCGTGCGATACTTTCCGGGCGGGCGCTTGTTGCCCGCTCGCGGTTCAATTCCCAGCCTGAAATGCTCCTGCTTTCTGGGCTAACTGCGCCCCGTCCCGGAAACTCGTTTGTGCTCAGCGCGTTCTTTTTTGCGGCGTTCGCGCTCCTGGCGCGCGAATAGATCGGCTGCCCAATCGTGCAAACCGTGCCACGAGAAGGGATAGCGCTGACGCGTGCCAGCCAAGCGCACTGTGGCAGTGAATCCGTTTTCGACTTCCACGACGACGGCGCGCAGCTTGCCGCGGTAGCGCACCTCTGCGTCGGTAGTGAATTGCAGTCGAGTCTTACGTTGCGAAAGTTTGGTCACAGCGCATAGCTCCCCGTCTTGGGCTGCACGGTCTCAGTCTTTCCCCCGATCTTCATCTCAAACGGCGGCGCCGGCTTCGGGAGCGGCAGACTTGCCTGAAATGCCGGGGCCGCCTGAGGTTTTGGGCTGGGTGTTCCAAAGTCGTGCATTGCCCAGCGAATTGCAGTTTTGAAGTGTTTGCGTTTGAGTTCAGCGATGAAGCTAATGTGAAAATTTTGGAGAAGCATATTCCCTACGTCCGCGAGAGTCTTTCCTGTTGCGGCGCATGCTTCCTGAAAAGCGTTGACCTCGAATTCTCGGATAGGCTGGTCGGTTTTACGGGTGCGTTTGGTAGGTTGCTCGCCGGCGTCTTGGTGTTCACCGTCGTACTCGGGGTCATCGGTTTCGTCCGGGATCAGGCCGAGCCCGCGGAGGTAGTACTTTGTCGCGCCGGTCTGGGCTTTGTAGACGGATTTCCCTTCGGAGTCCCAGCCTTCACCATGCTTAACGTCTGGGCCAATAGTCTCCTTGCCATCGGTGAGCGTGAATTCGACTCCTATAGAGCAATGCAGGATCGGCACTCTGCCATTGGTTTCAATGGTTTGGAATTTCGGCTCCTGCTCATTCTGCCGGAGGATCACACCACGGGTGAAAAGTTGCTGGCGAAAGACCGCTGCCACGTCAGAGGCTTTTTGATAGCGGTACTTCTCGTTGCATCCGCGCTTCGGCACGATGCCCACGGCCTTGCAGGCTTCACAGACTTTCTCATGCAATGACTGCGCTTTCTTGGGACGGCTCATGCTTTCCTCCGGGCGGGTTGGCTACGTGCATTCCTTTGGCCACAACCAATGTGGCCGGATCTGTTTCCATGACTTTTTTGGGAAGATCGTTGTCTCCAAAAATGGCAAGGGTTAACTGGCCTGCGGCTTCTGCTCGGATTCTTCGCATTCCCGCCGCTTGTGCTTTGAGCATCGCCTTGCGGTCTTGATACCAGTTCGAATCGTGATCTGCTGGGTATCCGTCATTCATGGATTTCGCGGTCCCACAATAGTGTTGCCACTGTGCGAGCAGGGTTCGCATATCGGTTGCGGGTGGGGCGTCTACATTGTTCACAGTTTCCGAGTTTTCCTGCTTGTGGAAATTTTCGGTGGTGCTGGCTGTATCTACCCCTGTTGAAATGTGGATTTGTTTTCCACTGGACGGCTTCTGCGCGCCTGGGCGCTGAGTACGAAACTCATCCACAGTCATGTTTCCTTTCAGGTCGTTACAGTGCTGACATGACGGCACGATATTCCAGATGAAATCGCTTCCACCTCTGGAAATCGGCAGCATGTGATCCTTGGTTAGCTCAGCGTCGGGAATGAGCGAATTCTTGCAGATCGGTTTTGCACAGTAAAAGCACCGCCATTTCCACTCCCGAACAAGTGCACTCCATTCGCTCTCGGTATGGCTGCCAACAACTGATTGGTCCAGCGCGCCAAATTTTCTCGTCATGGCTAGGTCATCCCCGCTTCGGTCAGTGCCTTCCTAACTCGCTCGTACAGTGTCACCGGCTGCTCGCTTGGCCGCATGGAGCAGGTCTCTTCATGCGCGGCGATGCACTCTGGGCAGAACGTCCGGGCGCAGTAGCGGCAGAACGAGGTGTGAAGATCACAGATCCGCGTCGAGCGGGCGCCCAGGTCGCCCCAGATATTCGGGCACTTCTCCTGGGCTGCGCACAGGAAGCGGCTGCCGCGGATGCAGTACTCGGCGAGGTTTCGGTTGGCGTGCTGGCGGGTTATGATGTCGCACATGGGTTTTAGCTGGCCTCTCTGAAGTCGGGTTCGTTGTCGGGCTGGGAGTCGAGCAATTCAACGATCGGCTGGGGTGGATGGGCACCGCCCTGGGCGATGATGCGGCGGACCAGGAATTCCCAGCAGAGCGCGTCAATTTCCAGGTCGAGCAAAAGTCGGTCCACAGTTAACCTCTCGGCTTCAACCATCCGATAATCAGACAGATCGCCACGAATGCCAGCACACTCCAAGCGATCACGATGCCCACGGTCTCAGGCGGCATCGGCTGGGGCGTGTTGGTTTGCCAGGCCATCATTCCGAGTACACTTTCTTCTTCATAGCGCTTTCTCCGGTGAAATTGTGCACGGGGCGGAGCTCGCGATAGTCTCCGCCCCTACCGCCCCTTGAACCTCGTAAGGCTCATTTGCGCAGATCGTCCGGTTGTCTGCGACCTCAGAGGCGCGGTCTTTGAAAAACTCCATCCACCATGCGCGATTCAATAAACGCCAAACCTTGCGGTCGGTCGTGCGTCCGAACGCGGCCTCGATGCGCTGCTGGCGGGGCGTCTTGGATGGAGTGGTCATGCGCGTAGCAGTTTCGTGATCATGCCCGCCAGCGTCCGGGCCTGCTCGCGGTCCAGGTGAATCATCTGCAGGTCCACTTTGTTGCCGATGAATCCCACGTCCCGGATGGTCAGGTCGCCGTCCCGATTTTCGAGCAGTGAGACTTTGCGATAGGGCGTCTCAATCACGTAAGTCTCTTCGGCGCCGTTGCTGATCGCGGTCGGGGTGGATTTGCCGTTGCCGTTTGGTTGCTTCTTAAGAAACGTTGCCAGCGCTTTGTGTGAGATGCCGGCGTTCTGCTCGGCTTGGGATAGGTTGCCCATGATCAGTCCTTGTCTGTTCCATCCATCCATTTGCCGAACTGGCAGCACGGGCACCACCAGTGAAAACGCTCGGGTTTGATTTCGCAACAGAGCAGAGTCGCCACGAAGACGTACAGACCAAGCGCGACGAACAGGGCGGAGGGGATGGCGATGATCATGCGCGGACTCCGACGATGTTGAGGTACTTGCCGTTCTCCGTGAGGTACACCGTGCTTGGTTGGCCGCGTCGCTCTTGGGCTTCTTTGATCAGCCAGGGGAAAAGCTGCGCATCAAAACAACTAGCATCGGAGTGACCCTGGTGCGGCTCCGAGAAGGCCACCTTTAAATATTCCCCGGTCTTGCCTTTCTTCTGCTCGGTTCGCCACAACACAACGCTCGCGACGTGGCAGCCGAGTGGATTCGGCACTTCATTCCCCTTCCGGTCCCGCGTCCAGCGGTCACGCGTTTCTATGGGAGTGGGTGGGAGGTGGCCGCTGGGTTGCGCTGTGGGGGATGCCGTGGCAGGCGGAGACAGTACGGCGCGCGCGGCCTGGGTTCCGCCGGCGGACGCCTCAACAAAGACTGGTGCGCTGGTCAGTTTCGCAACGAACAAACCCAGCGCGCGGGCGAGCGCGGTGCGCTCGCTTTCGGTGATGGTGATGGTGTAGGTGGGCTCAGGCATGGGCGCGCTCTTTCTGTAACTGTTCGATTAGGTCTTGGACTGTCATGCGGCACGCGTTCATGGCTTTGCCTTGTACTGTCTAGCGCTGTTGATGGCTCCGAAAGTGTGGCCGGCGATGCTGCCGAACTCCAAAGTCCGGGCGAATTTTGGGTGATCGTGCTTGCGAAAAAGATGTTCGGCGTAGAGCGTGAAGCCCAGGCCGGCCGCAGAACTGACGATCAAGTCTGGCGTGTTCCGCACGAACGGCCGGGCGATCGGATTCTGCTCTCGGAAGTTCCAGCGGGCGAGATTCCGATGAGTAAAGTAAGCATCTGCTCCATTCGCTCCCAACTGCAGCACGAGCATAAGAAGGGCACGTTTCACGCGGCACGCTCCTTCTGGACAGGGTTACGAGGGGAGGGAAGTGCGATGGGGCCAACTCCTGTACCGTCACTTTCCCTTCGGGCTTCTCCGGGTCCGGTTACCATGCCGGACATTGAGGAATCGCGGACTTGCGGAAACCCTACTGTGGCCTCGGGAATTGCGTTGGCCCCTTTTTGTGGGATGTTAGGCGCGGAGACGCTCCTCCCAGCGAGAGCAGACGCTGCAGAGTCCTTCGCCGGCATAGGTGCAATTCTTGAAGTGTGCGTTAGCTTTTCGCTCGGCGCCATGGAAGCCGATGTGGGTGAGTTCGGCCGGTCCGTAAACAAGGTAGTGGTCGTAATAGGTGCAGGTTTTGTTGATGTGGCACTCCCACCAATTGCGAATGAATCGGTTAATTTTTCGGAACATAGAGCCTCCGTTTTCGTGCCGAGCCAGGCTTCGCGGTTGCGCAGGATGGCGGACCAAACTTTGGCAGGATGCAGCCCGTAACAGATGTAGCTCGACTCCATGAAGGGGATCGGGCTGCCTTTTTCGGCGAGAATCACACAGACTTGCGACTGGCGGTAATCGTCTTTGAGGTGGGCATTGGGCTCGTGCGCTTCGGCGAAGATCAGCCGGGCCAAAATGCGGTCGGTGAGGAATTTCGCTTTACTGGGGTTTAGGAGCCATTGAAGTGGCAGGGCTCTGGTCGGCAGCGCTGGGGAAGGTTGTGGGGAAGGACTATAAGCCGGTTGCGCCGATGCGGCACAAAGTGACCGCGTTTGTTCGGATTTCGGAACAAGAAAAAGGCCGGAGGCGTTCATGCGACCACCTTTCGCGGCGAAATTCCCTTGCAGATGCAGCAGTGGCGCCCACCACTTGGGGGAAGATAGGTGTTCTCGGGCGTGTAGGCGTGACCGTGAGGGCAGTGAGTTTTCTTCTGCTGCCAGTGTCGCCCCTTGCGCGCTTTATCCTGTTGGTTGTCCCGATTGGTCCCGAGAAATAGGTGATTGGGGTTGACACAAAGGGGGTTATCGCAATGATGGCAGCAGTGGATTCGGGGACGGATTGGGCCGTTGACGAAGGTCCAGATGAGCCGATGAGCTTTCCAGAGCTTACCTTGGTGGCGAATCAGGCCATAGCCAGTGGTAAACCGCGTTCCGGACCAAAGCCAGCAGCCGTAGTTGTCCTCGTAAATCTTCTGGCGGATGACCGCCGGAAGTTTACATAATACGACGCTTATCGGACGTGGGAGCGGAGAGGTCACGCTGTGACCTCGGCTGATTCTTGATGGCGCTCACGATAGATGCGCTGGGATTCGCGGTCGTTGCACTTGCGGGAGTGAAACTTCTGCCCCTTCACGCGCGGGATAAACATCACCTCGCAATCACGCGCGGCGCACTTGATCTTAGCTTTCTTGGCACCCTTGTTGACCATAGTATAAGTACTTATAGACCTACGCCCGCGATTTGTCAACGAAAATCGTAAGTACTTAACTTACTTAGGAGTTAGGGCTGGTTACGATGGTGTTTTCCGACTTTTTCACGTTTTCCACATAGGGCTGGATTTTCTTGCGGTCGAACTCAGTGAGTAGGCGCAACACGCGCTCAATGAAACTCTCGGGCGGGGATGGGGCAGTGCGGATCATAGCTCTTGCACTGATTATGACGCACGGAGGTAACCGACAGGGAAGTTACGGAAGTAACTGCTGTGTGCTAGGATGGCCTCAAATCTGACTGGATTACTTCCGGCCTCGTCGCTGCCCGCGCGAGGCCTTTCTTTTTTGCCGACTCTGGCTCATTGGCCGGCGCAATGGCTCTGGCGATTCTCCGCGGCCTCCTTTCGCATCACGAGTTCCAAACCTCAAAGAGCGTCTGTGTGCCGGCTAGGTTGTCCAGCCGGCAAATAATCTCGTTTAGGCCATCGCGAACCGTGCCCACAAAAACGTCTTCATCGGCATCGTCTTCGCGCAGCAACAGGTCGCGCAGCAGGTCGCGGGCGCGCTGGATCTCAGCGCTGGCGCTCGTGGCGCTGGCGATTCTGGACACGGCAGGACTTGCAGCGTCTGGGAGCGTGGCGCAGTCCCTTCTCCCGGTAGAAGCGCTGCTCCTCGGCTGTCCACACGAAGTCGGAGCCGCAGTCGGCGCAAGCGATAGTTTGATCTGCTGGGCCATTTTGAGTGCGCGTCGCTTCCATACGTGCCATGATACCGTGCTTTCCCTACGGATTTACTTGCAATTTTTCCGCTTCGATGTCCTCAACGAGCGAGACGAAGCGAGCAATGATCTGGGCTAGGCCGTCGAAGCTCGTCACGGCAACTTCGGTCTGTTTGCGGAAATCAAATCCCGCTTGCTGTCCAAAGTTGAATGCACGGGGAGCGGCGACACTCATGATCTTTGTCGCAATTCCGCCCAGCGCAGCCATGGGATCGTTACCAGGGCGCGCGGTTGGCAGCGGTTCATCGTCGGGAACCTCGGAGAGCTTCACTTCGACAGAGAGAGCGTACTTCATGGGTGCACCTCAGTTCGCTAGGGGCGGTGCCTTTGCTTGCGCCTCCGCCGCGGCGGTCTGCACATCTTCGGCGTGCATCTTCAAGAATGCACGGATGAATTCCACCAGCCGCGGCATATTGTTGGTTGCGGGTTTGAGTGTGGGCTGGTTTTGGAATAGGCTCACCAGCCCCGTCTCGCCCAGCTTGGCAAGATCCGAGACGGCGTTTGGATCGAGCGGATCAAGGAAAGCGAGCACGTCATCCGCGGCCTGCTCGGCCGAGACCGGTTGGCGCAGAATGTCCACGATCTTCTGCATCACGAATTCCATGGTTGGGCCTCCTCCGTTCCCTGGGGGCGGTGTGGCTGCGCGCGGTAGTGGCACCGGAGGAATCATCTGCGGATTCGGCTGCATGGATCGTGCGCCTGGCATGGTGCGCTGCATCTCCGTCAGTTTGACCTGGTTATCGCTCAACAGGCGCTGTTCGCGCACGACTTCGGCGAATCCGCTGATCAGACCCGGCGCGGCGCGGACGGCCTCAGCCATCGCGCTCACTGGCGCACCGGTGGGCGTGGGATTCATAAAGCGTTCGAACATTGCGCCGAAGATTTTCTCTAGCATTCCTGCGGGCATCCCGTTTGCACCTGGCGCTCCGCCCGCGACGTTGTTCAATTCGCGCATGACGGTGAGCAGTTTGACCAACTGCTCCATTGGATCTTGCATCAAGCGCGTCATCATGGCGGCCATGAACTGGCGCGTCATATCGTCGCCACCAGAGCCACTCCCAAAGCGCTGCATGACTTCCGCGGCGGTCTGCATCGCGCGAAAACCGATCTCCGCAGATTGGCGCTCTTGATTTGTGAGCGCATCCATTGCCCGTCCGGCGACTTGGGCAGTTGCCGAAGCATCGTTCATCGGCGAGAGCGGTGCTCCACCAGTTCCCGCGTGAAGTGGCGGCGGCGCGTCGGCCGGCAGAGGGATGAATCGAACGGGGGCATCGATCGGAATGGTGCCTGTGGTGATCAGCTGCGAGCCACGCTTGACCATGAGGCGGAAGAGTTTTCCGCCGTAGTGACGCTGCAGCGCGAACTCCACCTCTTCGTGGTTGCAGATTGGGACCTGCTGGCCGTCCGGAGTGGTCAGGTACTGCTGACACTTCTGCACCGGGACCGAAGGGCTCGGCTCCACACGATGGATATAGACGATGTGGCGACCCCACTCGCCTTTGCGTTCGACTTCAGCGAGATATTCCCACAGGTCGGGCGTCTTGGGTTCGCCAGAATTCGACTCGGCAGGGAACACGCGCTTGCGTGTCGTGGTTTCGATGATCTGGCCAGCGTCGAGCGGTTCGGTTGCAGGTTTCACAGATTCACCTGTCCGGCTCGCCCACAGTTGGCATGCCTTACTTCCCCCTATATAGCAGGTTTTCCACAGTCTCGCAACTTTGGTGTTGGTTGGTGTGGCGGTGGTGTTACCTGGTGTCAACACTAGTGTTGCCCAGTGGTGTAACACCAAGATCCTTGCTTTCCCTGTGGAAAAGCGGCATTTTCGATGCTGATCTGCGAAATCTGACCGGTGCGGAGGCGGATCTGCTGCGAAAGCGGCCACAGAACCTGCACCGGTGCCCCTTTTATCCGGTTTCGGAGCCTTAATCCGTGCGTGTTTCGGTTCCAAGTGCTCAATCCGGGAGTTTTTTAGGCTATCGCGTCCCATTACTGGACGGTGAACGGGGCACAGCGCAGACAGTTCGACTCATGCGACGCCTGATTGATCAGGCCTTGCACGATCCGCAGTTCATCCGCTTCGCGATCGACCTGGTGCGCAGCGTGCCCGCGCATGATGAGGCAGGTGAAGTTTTCGCCCTCTTCGCCTGGGTACAGCAAAACATCCGCTTCACGAAGGACCCCGTCACCAAAGAGAAGCTCTACCCTCCCCAAGAACTCCTGAAAATCCGCGCTGGCGACTGCGACGATATTTCCATGCTGCTCGCCGCGCTGGCGATCGCCGATGGGTATCCCGCGCAACTGGTGACGGTGAGCGCAAATCCGGATGCACCGGATGAGTTTTCGCACGTGTACCTGGAAGTTGAGGTTCCCCCGGGATCGGGCGCGTGGGTGGCACTCGACGCCGCGCGCCCGGGTTCCCAGTTCGGCCTCGCGCCGGCGATGTACTTCCGCAAACGCGCCTGGTCGCTGATCGATGACAGCTACCAGGACTTGAACGGCTGCACGCGCATCGGCGGGCTCGCCGGTTATGCACGGTTGCGCGGACTTGGTCAAGACGATGGGAGCAGTATCGACTGGAATCAAATCGCCCAAACTGCCCTGGTGGAAACACCGCAGATTATCGCCGTGGCTGAGGGTCAGCCGACATCGGTCAAGACCACTGGTGCGACGGTTTCCACGGGAAGCCCCTACGCTTCCTTTGCGACGCCCAACACTCCCGGTTATGGGATATCCACAACTGGTTACAGTTTAACCGGTGCCAGCAGTTCGCTGTTCAGCACACTCTTGCCCTGGATTCTCGTTGGGGCGGTGGTCTTAGCGGTGGCCAAGCGATGAACCGCTACGTTTATCGTTCGTCGGCAGAACCGGAGCCACGGGCTACGGCATCGGGCGAGCAGAATGTCATTTCGCTGGGAGCGGTGGCGCCAGAGTCTGGTGTTCTCGCGACGATGCGCGAATGTCCAGCCTGGGGCTGCGAAGGGCCGGCGCCGATCACGCGCTGGGGTAGTTCTCCTCCTGCCTCTTTTCCCCTTTTGAGCCTGCTACCGCGGGCGCTGCCTCTGCAAAACTCTCCGGGTGCGACCTCGACAGTTACGCAGCCTCCGCCGTCGAGTGGCGGCAGTCAAATCGTTTCGGAAACTGAACCCTCCACAATTTCACCGGCGCCGGCGCCAGTCGTGGCTACGCCAACTTCGCTCAGTCTGTCGCAGCCGGGTACAACGCTTGACAGTTCAGGAGCAAGTACAACCGTGGCGTCGCCGAGCATCATGGATTGGTTCACGGAGCAGACGCTGATCAACGGGATTCCAAATTGGGGTCTCCTCGCCGCGGCGGTCGGGGCTTTCTTTTTGATGAAGGGCAAGCGATGAGCGCAGCGATACCAGCTCCGAACGTGTGCACGCATCGGGCGCTCACCCATGTAATCAACGAAGAAGAGGGTGGTGCAGCTTCGACTACTTACAAGTGTGAGAATTGTAAGGAACTTTTCACGGTGACGTTCGCGCCGTTGACAATTAAGGTTGCTTTTGGGACGAACTTACAATGAGCACAGCATCCATTCCGGTGCCCGGCTGGCGGCGCTACACCGAACAGGTGGAGCAGGTTGAGGGGAGCGGCCGTTACACAATTCTGCTGCGAGAACATCCGCTCTACCTGCAGGGCTATGCTCCGGTCCGCCATCAGCGGCGCTTTGGAAATTTCATCGTCGCGCCGAGAGTTCCGCTCTACCAACTCGGGGCGGAAAGACTGGGCGCATTGGGGCAGGGTGTCGCTACGAGCGCCATCCAGACAGGCAGTCAGATAGCGGCACAGAGCAGCAAAGCACAAGGCACTGTGAGTATTATCGGCGGATCGATCTCTGCTTCCTTCAAAGGTTTCGCTTCTGGCGGTCCGGTCGGTGCCGTGATTGCTGGTGTTGCTTCACTGATCACTGGTTTTTGGTCAGCGCACAATGCCCGCGTGGCTGGAGCTAAGGCAGAAAATCAGATCGTCAATTCAGCGGTAATTGCCTTCGATCAAAGCCTGAAAGCGATCTTTAGCGCGGCCAACGCTTCCGATTCCACACAAGCTCTCGATCCCGCGACAGCCGCGCAGCAGTGCCAAGCGCTCTATGCCACTTGGTGGCAAGCCGTGGCACCCTATACCCATGGAGCGGGCGAAGCAGATGCTTCTGGCGGTGGCGCAACTTGCTCGATTCTCGCCGCGAAACAAGCGACGCATAATCAGTGCGGGAAATCATGCACCGCAGGTTGCTGCGTTGGCTGCATGGATGTGTACCCTGCCATACAAGCGGCAGTTGCGGTGTTTCAGGCGGGCGGCGGAACAATGCAGGTCCCTACGGTCTTCAGTTCCAAGTACGGAGTTAAGCAGCGCGCCGGTTATTCGCTCACCTACAGCCCTGCCTCAATCGCTGGCAGTGCTGCGAGCATTCTGTCCGCCCTGACCGGTGGAAGTAGCGGAAGCAGTTTGTTGCCGATCGCGTTACTTGCGATTGGTGCATTTTTGGTGCTGCGATGAGTCGAGTGATGCTGGGACAATCGTCGATCTGTTTGGATCAGAATCAGAATACGATTTCGTGCTCCGATCCAAACTGCACCTACGGCGACTGTGGCGCGAGCGGACCGCAGGTTACGAGCGGCGCGCTCTGTCTCGATCAGAGCGAGAATGCAGTTGCTTGCGCCGATCCGGAATGCACGTATGGTGATTGCACCGGACCAACGGCTGCGAAAAAAAGCATCATGCCTGCCACCGTTCAGGCGGCGACAAGCATTTCTCTGCCAAGCCGGCCGGCGCCAGTGGTCAGCGTTCCCCTGAGTACTTCGATTCCCGGATCTGTAGGCATGTTCTTGACGAATAGCACGCTGGTTTCAGGAATTCCAAACATCGCCGTGTTTGGGATTGCTGCGGCGGCGTTGCTTTTGCTTTCGGGCGGCGGCGGAAAGAGGAGACGGCACTGATGCCGACTGTTCACTACATTTTGCCCGAGCAAGGATGGCGGCCGTACACGAATCCGCGGCCACTCTCTGGGTTGCATGGGCGGCTCGGTGGACTCGGACGTCTGGGCGACAGCAACACATTCTCAGGATGCGTTCAGGCCTACGACTCGCAGAGTAACCCGGTCGCGTGCGGCGATCCGAGCGCCGCGGTGTGGGTAGATGCCAATGGGAATGCGGTGCCCGCCGGAACTGGAACAGGGACAGGAGCAGCAGCACAGCCAACAGCAGGAGCGCCGACAGGCAGTTATTTGACATACAAGGGCACCTGGGCTGTGACCTTAACGCAGAGCGCCGATACGATCATATCCAAAGTTCGTGCGGCTCTTGCCGAATCTGGTTTGCAGGTCACGAACGTTAATGCGCAAGTGGGCGTTGCTGCCAGCGCCGGATTGACTTCGTTTGCCGTGAGCCTGCAGCTTCTGGTGACTGGCTCCGGCTTTGCTCAACCGTCTGATGCAGGCTCAATCGTTGACCATGCCTACTATTCCGTGACGGGAAAGATGCCGGTGTCTTCATCTACCGTCGTGCAGTCTCTGCCCAGCGGTGCGGGCGCTGGCGCTGCGCCTCCGCCGGCAGGACAAGACTGGTCAACCTGGTTGCAGGACAACGCGCTTTGGATTGGGCTCGGAATTGTGGGAGTGGTGGTGTTGCCGAAATTGTTATGACCCGACTCGAAGCCATCATCGCGCACCTGAAAGCTAAAGGTGCACAGTACCTCGGTGACGCTGGCGACAAGATCGTCACAGAGAAATTTACCGAGCACATCTTTCGTCGGTTGATTCCGAGCGTGCGAGTTCGCGAGTACAAAGATGGTGGCTTGATCGAAATTCTCTTTGTGTCACAAGAATTATGTGCGGGCCAGAATGATCGGAACTTTTTCAAGACTCCCGATATGGAGTGGGTGCGGAAAACAATCGACGAAGAGGTCAAGCCTCAGCCGGACATACCAAAAGCGAAGTCAGCATGAGCAAGCGACGCAAAAACGCGGGCTGGATAGTTACGCTGAAACGTGCAGAGGGCATCACCTCAGAGATCCTCCGCGCTGTGATCGCCTGTTGCCGGACGGAATTGCAACGGCGCAAAAGAGCAACAGCATGAGTACGCGGCGCAAAAACGCGGGGCAGGGCTACGGCTACATGCTCCACGGCTCATTCACGGACAAGAAAGATGCCGTGGCGAAAGAGCGTAAAACCAAGGGTGCCTGGATCAAACACACGCTGACGAATCAGGGCTGGCGCTACATTGTGATGAGCCCGCGGACGAATCCGCCAAAGCGGCACAAACAGAATCCAGCCACTAAGGTGCATAAAAAGTTTACTGGTAGAGACGCAAGTGGGCGGGCTTATGCCTTTGCGCAGCAAATGAGAGACAGATATCCAGGACGAAAGGTTGACGTGCTCGAACGAGCTGACGGTTCTTGGTTGGTGTTTGTAGTCAATGAACCCGTGACGCGCAATCCGAGTGAGCTTATTGTGATGGGCGCGAATCCTCATCCGAAGCAGCAGGAGATTAAGATTCCGCTTCCCGGTGGCGGGGAAGTGACCATCCGCACCAATCCGGCGCAACTCAACCCAGATCACTACAGTTCCGCGCAAGCACGAGCGGCGGGCGCGAGCTACCATCCGCCCGGGTTGATTCAGAGTCTTTTCCAGAGCCGAGTGCACAAGATTTCGCGCGCAGGGCGCTCATCGCGGGGCACGCGATCCGGGACTCGCGAGCCCATGAGCACACTGCGCGCGGAAGTGGCAAGTGCTCTGGTTAATCAGGGCTACAAACCAGCGCAGGCGAAGCGCATGGCGCGTGCGGCGCAAGGCGGCGACTTCTCGGCGATGTTCAACGATGCGATGCGCCGGAATCCCTCGGCAGAAGCACTGCGCGAGAGGTTTGTTGGCCGTGAAGTGGATCGCGTGACCATCCACAACGAACCGCATATGCCCAAGGGTGATTACGCCATGGTGGGCAAGGCGCTCAACCTGTACGTGAAGCCGCGGACCAGCGGGCAGGTACAGGTCATTGATCTGCGCGGTGTGACTGTCGTCTCGGACGAATCCGCGCGGCAGCTCTATTTCGTGGGCGGCGATCAGGACGTGAGCGGTGGTCTCGCTGTCTTCGGCGCGCTTGATCGCGGCGCGGGCATCTTTGAACTCGGAGAGGCCCGTCGCATCGACTACCGGCAGCGCAAGGAACACGTGCCACATCCGGAGATGGAAGATTGGCGCCATGATCTGGGTGAGGAAAACGGAATCCGACCGATCGTGCTTTACGACAGCAACGCGAAGCGCCTGCTTTTTGAAGGCGGCGACTATCGCATAGAAGAGGCTGGAATCATCAATTAGGTTTCAACGTCCGGCACCCGCGGCAAGCGGCCAACCGGACAAAGTTCAGACGCTCCAAGAGAGGGCGAAAACGAAAATGGTTGCTGCACCTTCATTGATCTGCAACACGAAGTTCACCCTGGCCGACCGGCTCAAGATCCAGCAGAGCACCGCGCGGGATCGCTCCTACATCATCATCGGCCGTCTGACTTCTGTGCTCTTCGAGGCGCAGCGCTCGACCGTCGGCCTCTCCCAGTCCCGCCCGCGCTATCAGAATTCCTCGCAGGCAAAATACCTCACCGATGCGATGAAACCGTTCTCGCAGAAGCAGACGGAACTCTGGGCTTCGATCACGCTCGATTGGTTGACGCACAAGAATGCGCCCCTAATTGCGATCAGCCGCGATCAGCGCGATCTGCTCTTGCCCTTCGGCCTTCCCCCGCTGCCTGCAATTCCGGATCCACGCTGGGTGCCCAAGAAAGCAACCGACATCGCACCAAGAATTCCGCAACTACTTTGCGGCTGCCCAGTCGTCGGTGACCGGGTGCGCGACAAGATCACAGCGCGCGATGGGCGAGTGTACGGCGTGATTCATCCCGTGGTTGATATGTGCGTGATGCTGGGCGGTGCGCATGGCGGCTTTGCGCACATCCGGGGCGGCGTGGATGCGAGCGATGGCACACATCTGAGTTTGTTGCTTGATGACTCCAACCCAGAGCAGCTTCAGGGCTACTTCGTGGGTGGGAGATTCCAGTTAGGGGGCTCGTGATGGGCATCGTGCTCAACATAAAGGTTGGTGACCGGATCACCTTTCGCACGGCAGCAGGCGAAGAGATTGTTGCGGAAGTGGTTGAGTTTCCGAAAATCATCCGTGTCAAAACGGGCGATGGCACGTTGCAGGACATCCATCCTGAGGATGTTCTGACGGAAGAACCGAAGAAGAATTTGAGCACGGGGCGCTTTCAGAGTCGCCTGCAGGCTCGGTTGTAAAGAGTTAAGGCCGAGGTGAAGCTTGGCAAGGATTCGGGTGTTCAATCCGTCCTACATGCCGCGAAGCTACTTCGCGGGTGGTGGGTCAGAAGGAGGTACAAGCACAATGGCGCATCATCGCAAGTATCATCAGCGGCTTCACCACAATCCCCTCGGGATCAGTGGTGCCGTCGTGAAAGATGTTGCGTTCAACGCGGCGGGTCTGGCGGCCTCGAATTTTGGGGCGGGTTTCCTGAATCAATCGGGCTGGCTGGATGTCTTGGCGACTGCGGGCGTGGCCTTTGCCCTGTCTTTCGTCGGGAAGTCTGTCGCTGGGGAGGCTGCCTCCGAAGAATTGTTTAAAGGCGGAATCCTGGCGGCGCTGATCAAGGCGGTCAAGCAGACCGGCATCGCCGTTCCGGGACTCAGTGGATACGTACCGAGTTACTTCTCGGCACCCACGACCTCGGACGCCTACGGGCGCGCAACGGCACCGACCATCATGCTGCCGGCTCCAGCTCCAGCCGGCAAAGGCATGGGCTACGGCGTGGCGACACCCTATACGCGCTATCGCTCGCGGTTTGTGACCCGTTTCTAGTGCAGTGTTCCGTGAGGAACGCTGTGGAAAAAGGATTCTGACCTGAAGGGAGGCGGAAAAGAAAATGGTCAATAAGAGATTTCAATCACGCTATGAATCGCGCTTTGCTCACTGCCGCGAAATCGAGGAGCGGGAAGTTGGACGCCCGCGCCTGCACATGCTGCGCAAAAATCCGATCATCGCCGGCCAATTGGAGTACTTGATCCAGCCGGTGTATGACTTTTACGGTGTAGCAGTCGCCACGGCGGTGACCAAGCAGAGCCTGTTCGCACAGCCCATCGGGGCGTCATATACCCCGGCGGGTGGCGCCGCGTTCGTGAAGACGTTGTATCACACGAACCTGGTGCAGCCAGGAATGCTGGATGCGCCCAAGAAGCTGCTGGTGAAAGCCTGCGGCGTCGTGGTGCGCTCTGACATTGCTACGTCGGACCTGAACCTGTTCATCGGCACCACACTTGCGCAACTCCAGATCAGCGGGAAGGATTACTTCACCGCCCTGGTAAGCAAGTGGCCGGCAGGAGTAGGTTCGTTCGCCAGCAACTTCTCCACGCAGACCCTGGCTGGCGGTGGCACGATGGCCACCAGTGGCGCGAACGGCTGGCCGTCACTCCAGAACCTGAACACCATCACCGACGATATGCCCCAAGTACCGGGACTCCCACCCATGGACCCGATTCTCGGGCAGTTGATCGAGCAGCAACAGAACTTCTTTGTCACGCTCGATCCAACCATCTCCGGTGTGGCGGCGTTCACCACTCTGGCGGCGGCTCCAGCGACGCAGTACGTGGGCACGGGCATTAACGCGCACGTGTACCTCGAAGGCGTCCTGATGCGGGCTGTGCTGTAGGAAAGTCAACCAACGCGCTCGCCGTTGCAGTTTTGGGGCGGGCCGGGAGGCGAGCTTCGCCCGGCTCCATGTTTTCGCACTACGTGCATCACGTGAATGATGTGAATCACAAGTTCTAGGAAGAAGGAGTCCACTATGGACCCGTCACAAATTGACGACAATTTTGATCGGCAGTGGTTTGCCTACGTGGCCGACGCCGTCGTGCTGGCGAATGCCGTGCAGCAGCCCTACCAACTCCAGATCCTAGCCGATGCCGATTTCGAGTGGTGGTGGACCGCGGCCCAGCGCACAGACGGACGTCTCAAGGTTTTGATGACCGAGCAGGCGACTGGCCGGCAGTTCGTCGGTACAACTGCCTCTTCGGTCTCAGGCGCGGCTGCATTCAATGGCATCAACATCGACCTGTGGGCCGGGCTGGTCACGAACAGCGGAGCGTTTCCGATTGCGGTGCCCTTCGTCATGCCGGCGACGCGCACCTACACGCTGGCATTTAGCGACACGTCGGGTGGTAACAACACGGTCGAGATCGCATTCTCCGGCTTCAAGCTGTGGAACAAAGCGACCGCCACGCCCGCGGCGGGAACCGCTTCTCAGTCTACGGCCAGTCTGAGACGGTAGAAAGAAGGGGCCATGCCACAGGCGAATCAAAAATTGCTGCGCGCGGAGTTCGTGCACCCCTTCGCGCGCTTGCTGGGGATGCCCTTCGCCGATTCGGGGCGGGTCTACCGGTACGCCGAAGTTGCGCCTGGCCTCGAAGGCTATCAACCGCGATGGGAAGTCGTGAATGCAGTGCTCGGAGCACAACAGACAATCCAGGTGAAAGTGGATCTGATGCGCGACTTCCATTTGCTGGCGATCCTCGCGAGCACTACAGGGGAGACAGTCGGCGGATTCCGGGCGCACATTGCGCACATCTGGATCGACGACCGCGGCCAACCCAAGAGCCGGCGGATTGGCAGCGACCGCGGCATTAAGCGTGGACTGCTGGGTGGGAATACGGTCTCGCCGTTCTTTTTGCGCGAGCCCTACCGGTTCGACATTCCACGCTCGCAAGCGCTGGTCATCCTCCAGAACCTGGAGCCTGCAGCAAATACAGTGCAACTTGTGCTCTATGGCGTCGCGGCACCGTTCACAGGAAGTGATACGAATCCATGAACGAAGACGATCTCGACATCGCAAGTCCGACAACGCCGATGCGGGTTACGCGGCCGGTTTGGATTGATCCGCCCGACCAGTGGGAGAACCTCGACCTGATCAACTATGTGAACCTACCCGCGATTGGGGCGCAGTTCAACGTGATCAGCTTCCAGGTCCCGATTGGGCGAAATGGTGTGATCAAAAAAGTCGCAAACAACTTCGTCGGCGGCGGATGGGTTGAGGGTCAAGGTGGTGTGACTTGGCAGATTCTAGTGGACGGTGCGCCTCCGCCTGGTGCCACAACCTACGATCTGATTCTGGCTTCGCTCGGATCGCCAGCAAACCCGGTTGAGATTGCAGGGTTCCGAATCTTCGAAAACCAAGTGATCACACTTGTGGTCAAGAACGTGAACATCGTGGTTGCCGGTCAACTTTCGGGAGGGCGGCTGGTGGGTTTCCTCTACCCGAAAGAACTGGAGTCGGAGGATTTATGGGTCTGAAACGCTTTTTGCAATTCTCGCTTCTGCTGCTGCTGGCCGGTTTGCCAGTCGGCGCGTTTGGGCAGAACTTCACGACGGTCACCGCCACCGTGAACGATCCGAACGGCATTCCCTATGCTTTTGGGCTGGTGACCTTCTCGCTGGGCCCGTTACCCTTCACGACGGCGCCGACTCTGCCCACCACGCCACCTACGCCGGTCGCTCAGAGCATTGGTCCCATCGGCCTCGATAACAATGGCCGATTCTCGGTGAACCTGCCGAGCAACGCTGCGATCACTCCGGGATCGACGCAATGGACGGCCACGGTCTGCTCTGCACCGAGTACCGCGGACATCTCTACTCCGATCCTGGGCAATTGTTTTACCGCGGCCGCGATCACCATCTCCGGCAGTTCGCAGGACATCTCCGCCACATTGAACGCGGCAGCCTTCGGACTGACGGTGAAGGTCAATCTGGCGCGGGTTTTCAACACGCTTCCTGCGGCGACGATCGTGACGGTAGGGAATAACTTCACAGTAACGATGGCCACCGCGCCGACGATTCCAGCCACTGGCACGACCTATCGCTTTCAGGTCTATGCCAGTGAAACCGTGATCGGGGCAAGCTGCGCCGGCAACCCTGTCGTTGCCATTGCGGTCAAGTATCAGGATCCGAACGAGTCCTCGGCAGCGAGCACGACGCAGATCACGTATACCATCACCACGAACGGCGCCCTGGGCCGACTCGTGCCCGTGCTTACGACTCCGATGTACACGTTCACCGCCAAGCCTGGGACGGCGGTGCAGTACACGGCGACCTTCACTGCGGGCGGGTCATGCTCGCCGAATCCCACGGTGCAGATTTTTCCGACGCTGGAGCAGATGTGATCGGTTATCCTCTCGCACTAGGAGGATGACACCTTTATGAAACGACTTCTACAGTTCGTGCTCTTGGTGGCGGTGCTCGGCGGTCTGGCGCAGGCGCAGTTCGTGGGTTACACCTCTGCCCAGACTACTACGTCAGTACCGTTCAGCAATTCGACGTGCACGGCTGCACTTGCGGCGGGCACGGTCTTGATATCGAACATTGGCCAGGCTGCGCACAGTGTCACCATGCTTCCGAGCGGCGGAGCGCCGACGAGTCTCGCTTACACGATTCAAGCCTCTTACGACGGCGCCACTTTCTTTGATATCTCCGACTACGGGACGTACACCGTCAACTCGGCTGGCATCACCGGTCTCACTGCAACCGGATACTACCCGGTGATCGGGGTGCGCGTGAACACGTGCATTCCCGGATCCGCAAACGTCACCTTGAAATATTCCGGCATTTCGATGACACCAGGTGTCCCGGCTGGCACAAGTCAGATCGGTCAATTGGTGAAAAATATCGCCACACTGGCTGCGGCCAATGCTTCACTCGTTGCCCCAGTGCTGCGTTCTCCGTTTGGCAGCTCCTCCGGAACACTGCAATTTGTTTATACCGGCGCGGCGGGACCTGCCGGTTCGACGCTGCAGGTTGCCTGTGGAGCAAATGGCGCGTTCCTGCCTGGTGGCTCTGAATTATTCAGCCTTCAGACCACACAATCGCTCGTGCAAATTTTCCAGGTTCCTCCGAGTATCTGCCCCTTTTTCATTGTGACGTATACGTCGGGCGGTGCGAGCACGGCCACATTCAATTTGGATTACACATTCGCCAGTCCAGGCCTTGCGCCCAGCGCTTACCAGTTCACGCACGTCACTGGCACGACAGCTACGGCCATCAAGGCGACCTTGGGTTATGTGCACACGGTTTCGGTGAACACGGGGGCGGTGGGCACTTTCAGCGTCTTCGATCTGCCGCTGGCGAGCTGCACCGGCACGCCCGCAACAAACACAGTGGCAGTGATCACGTCGGTGGCTGCGACGCTGCAGACTTTCGTTTTCGATGTGAATCTGCTGAATGGGATTTGTGTGAAGGCCTCCGCTGCCATGGATGTGACGGTTTCGAGTCAGTGAGAATGGAAAGGACGGCACGTGGCTCGGGGCCTAAATGATTTGATTCGCGCTGGCGAAGCGGTTTCGAGGATCAATGTCGTGATTTCGCTGTGGAAGAACGGGACTAACGTCGGCGTGCTCTCCAGCACCGATGAGAAGTTCCTGGAGAAGATCCGGCGCTGGGCCAAGCGCAACGGCTACCGGGTCGAGCCGGAATTGACGAAGAAAAAATGATTCACGCCGTCAACATCACGCTGTACCTGATGGGCTGGGTGCTCTTCGTGGCCGGCCAGGCGCAGAACTCTATTCGGTCCAAGACGAATGGGCTAGCTTCGGGAATTGCTGGCTTGCAGCAGTGGCTTTCAATGCACCTGGTCAACCTGGCGCAGCGTGCGTTCTTCTGTGGCCTTTTCTACGGCTTTATTGTGCACACGGTTGGAATCAAACTGCAGACGGCAGGCTTCCCGATCACGAGCTACATGACGGCTGGCATCGGCGGCTGGGCGGCGAATGGCCTGCTCTACCAGATTTTCGGTCTCATCCCAGGTCTGCGAGTCGAGGTTGCCGAGTTAGCGCCTCCCCCGAATTCGCAGATCGTGCCACCATCGCCACCATCAACGACTTCTATAGGAGTGAAATAACTATGAGCAAACTCGGGAGTTTTTTCAGTAAGGTCAAGTCTTTCTTTGAGAAAGTGTTCGGCTCTGGAAACTGGGAGCGAACCGTGGGCAGCGTCATTACGATCGTTGCGCCACTGGTTGAGACCCTTGTCGCATTGACTGCAGGAGAGCCGGAGGCGACAGAAATCCAAAGTGTGGTCAACCAGGTGCAGAGTGACTTGGCTGCGGTGGCTGCATTGGCCACAAGCGTCACGCCGGCGTCAGGTGCAACCACGTACCAGCAAATCGGCACGGTTCTCAATGGGGTCAAGACGAATTTGGCGAGTCTGCTGGCTGCTGGCCACATCAAAGACACGGCCACGCTAACAAAGGTCACGGCCATCGTCGATACCGTGGTAAACGAGGTCGAGGCGATTCTTTCGGAAGTGCCGGTTCCAACTCCGGCTCTTCCAGCAACTGGCAGCGCCTGCGGCTGACTAATGAGTGTCATCTGTTGAGGCTGGCGATTGTCAACAAAACAAGCGCAGCTTAAATGACAGGCGGGGCTGCTACCGTGACAGGATGCGGCCTCGCTGAATTTACGTATTTAAATGCTGAAAGTCCTCCTCCAGGTCGCCGCCGTGTTCGCGCTCCTGTCCCTCGGCGTGAGCACGGCGATCCTCGCCCACGATGCCCATCGCCTGGCGCGCGACACGGATAAAACCGTGAGAGATGTGGATGCCGTGCTCCAGGTGCAGAGCGTGAACCTCGCCGCGGATGAAGCGCGACTGAATGTCGTGCTCGATCATCTAGATTCGACGGTTGCGCAGCTCGACGCGGCCTCGGTCGAACAGCGAGCCTACTGGCAAAAGACTTCCGCGGACTCTGACAAGACCGTGAAGGCGCTACGTCTCACCGTAGACCGCGCTTCACTCTTGCTTGATCACACCGACAAGCAGTTGAACGGTGCCATTCTGCCAGATGTTGATCGGCAGCTAAATCTCACCGCACAGTCGGCTCAGTTAGCTTTTGCCTCGCTCGGCCATGCCAGTGATCAAATCGCTTTCAGTGTGAGTGATCTTCCCCCAATTTTCGATAATCTCCGCGAAGGCACGGCTGAGCTGGCCTCGGCGAGCGGCCATGCGGACAAGATCCTGGCGAGCGGAGAACATACCGCAGCCTACTACGAGAAGAAACTAACTACGCCGGCATCATTTGCGGAACGGACGGGAAAGGCCCTGCTTGATGTGGGCTCGAAACTGGGGAATATCATGGCGGGGTTTGTAAAATGACGGGTGCACAACGGGATTTTCTCGACAGGGCTACCCTTGCAGCGCAGCAGGCTAACCATCCCTTTCCGCGCATGGCCTCGTCGGAGGCGGCGCTGGAATCCGCCTATGGGCTCTCGGGTCTGGCATCCGAAGACAACAATCTCTTCGGGATGAAACAGCACCAGCATTCCATTTACGATACGGTGTCGCTGCCCACACACGAATTCGAAGCTGGAGAGTGGGTAGCGGTCACAGCGAACTGGGTGAAGTATCCGGACTGGGCGAGCTGCTTTGCAGACCGGCTCAACACACTGACCCGTCTGTCGCACGCCTATCCGCACTATGCCGCGGCGCTGAATGCTACTGACGTCGAGACGTACGTCCGGGAAGTTTCGCAAACTTGGTCAACCGATCCGAAACGCGCGGACAAGTGCCTCGCGATCTACCAGGCCTACGTCTCGCTCACTCCGCCGGCAGAGGGGGCTGATTGAACTGGTGTCTGCACACTTGCGACGTTTGCGCGCTGCTCGACGGCGACGAGAGCCGGAAGCCATGCTTCTACTGTTCAACGTGTGACGCGTGGATTTGCGAAACGGACGCGAATAACTGGGGACGGCGCGGCATGGCTGCGGCGGTCGCGCAAGGACAGAGGTTCTTTGGCTGAAAGGGGAATTTGGCTGCGACGAGTCAGATAACGGTGAACGCGGCGGGTTACACCGCCGTGACGGTGCAGGGTACCCTGGGCTGCAAGAATGTCCGGATCATGGAAAATTCCGGGGTGAGCGGATGGCCCACTACTGATTTTCTGATCGCAAAGCCGCTATCGAGTTCGACAGCGGTCCGGATCCCAGGGGGCAGCGCATATACATTTACCGCAGCCAGTCAGAATCCGGCAAACCCAGAGGCGAGCTGGTTTCCGCCAGGATGGATTGTTGGCTACGTGAAGGCGGTCGCCGGCTCGACAACGTTTGACCAAGATGAGGATTCGTAAGCGAGATGCGGATAGGTTCCGGCGCTATCACGGATGGCGCCTTGAAGCGGAGTCGAGGTGCGCGCACATGACTGACGCGGAGAAACACGACTGGGCAATGTTTAATGTCGAGCATCACCCGGAGCTGCGCCGTTTTCCGCTGCGCCTGGTACTTGAAGTGGCTTGCGTTCTGGCATTTGTTCTCATCGCGGCGATAGCGAGCCACTGCCAGACGATTACGCCGACGACAGTGCGGGTCACGAATCCAAGCTCAAGCCCGGTTAACGTCACCTGCATTTCGGGATGTGCAGGCGGCGGGGGCAACGCGGCGGCGGGTCCGACAGGCTCACCAGTGCCCGCGAGCGCCGATTATACGGGCTACAACTCCGCCGGCAGTTTGGTCGGAGTGTCTACAGCGAATCCTCTTCCGGTGGTGCAGCAAGGAACGGTGACAGTTTCGATCTCGGGCATACCCAGCGTGAGTGTATCTAATTTCCCGGTGACGCAACCGGTGAGTGGCACGGTGACAGCGAATCAGGGCGGGGCGCCATGGGCTCAGAATTTGACCCAAGTGGCAGGTACGAGTCTGGGAGCGACCGCGATCGTCAATTACGGTTCCACACCGGCTGCTGTGGCGGTACCGGCCGTGAATGCCTTCGTCACGAACACGGTTGGCGTCTCAGGAGCGATTAGTGTATCTAATTTCCCGGCGACGCAACCGGTGAGTGGCACGGTGACAGCGAATCAGGGCGGGGCGCCATGGGCTCAGAATTTGACCCAAGTGGCAGGTACGGCGCTCGGGGCAACGGCAGTCACAAACTTCGGCACATCTCCGGCAGCCGCGGCCGTTCCTGGCGTCAACGCATCCCTGTTCTCCGGCACTACTGCGCTCACCAACACAGCGGGCGCGATCAACGTAAATTACTCTTCCGGTTCGATTCCGACCGGCGGTAACACCATCGGAAAGGTGGATGTGTTGGGCAATGCTGGGGCAGTCTTTGATGCGGCGAACAATGCCGCGCTACCGGCTAATGTGCTCATGCCCGGAGTAGCATCTCTTTCGCAGGGAACGCAACCCACTGCAGTGACGAGCGGAAATACAGCACGCGTGCTGGCGACGGTAGAGGGGGTGCTCTTTGTACAGCAAGGAAATTCCAATCGATTTAGCTGCTTCGTTCCGGTCACGGCGACGGTAACGACTCAATGCCAAGCAGCACCAGGGGCGGGGCTTCGGGCTTATGTAACCAGTGCGACAGTCACCGATGCAGTGACGACTGCCCAATCGATCGATATCGTGTTTGGAACTGGCTCGAATTGCGCGACGGGTACTACAGCGCTGACCGCGAAGTGGGAATTTATCGGAGCAACGGAAACTGGCTCCTTAAATGCTTCCACTTCATTCCCGACTCCCCTCGTTCCGACAGCAGCGAACGCAATCTGCTGTCGCCCGGGAAGTGCCACGGCGTTCGGTTGCACGTTGACCGGTTTCATCGCGCCCTAAAAAAAGGAACTCATATGGCCTTTTGTCTCGAAGTGCATATTGTTGATCCCGGTGACGACACCATCAAGGTGACGCACCAGTTCTGGGGCCTGACCGAGAAAGAGTGCCGCACCTACTACCGGGAGCACCTCTCTTCCTGCGAGTATTTCCGCGCGGCCGAGCAAGAGGGAAGGGTCATCGAAGAGCTGGATCAGATCGATGCGAGCGAGATGCCCGATCCGGAGGACTTTGAAGATGAGGAAGAGGAGGAGGTCGGTTGACTCTTACCATCTCCCAGATCGCGGCTATCGCAGCCGGTGATGGCTTCTCTGGTGATGATCTCGCCACAGCCGTGGCGATTGCCTTGGCGGAGAGCGAAGGGAATCCACAGGCCTATAATCCCGAGAAAGCGGCTGGGGCGGCGCAAGGGCAGGGTTCGTTCGG